TTAGCAGCTGAATGGAATAAAAATTTACCAGGTGGCGAAGGCCATCAAAATTGGATTTTAAAACCTACAGGTAATTTTTGTACTGTAGTATGGAGAAATAATTCATGGAAAGTAAAAGGAACAGAGATTCATTTTACTAAATCATTCGTAGAACAACATAAAGATGCTATTTCTTATTCAAGATTATTAACTGAGGAACAACGTCAACTTATTTATAAAGGTGATGTTCATCCTTGTGGTATTGTAGAAGGTATTACTGAAAGAAAAATTGTATATTCCAAAATAGAGCTCTTATTCGGAGTTAAAGATTATTATTACGATTGGTCATTTTAACCCTGCCTTTTACCTGTCAGTTTTGGCAGGGCTGCCCCGCTCTCAGAGATAATCTCAACGAAGCGGGGTTTTCGGGTGAACAATAAAACAAATAGCTGCAAAAGATGCTAAAATATTCCCTGTTTTTGAAATGGCAGACGGTGTCTTAGCATGAACCATAACGTTTACGGTATTAAATCGGTTGGGCTGCGATGCTCGAACCTGTCAAAATACCACAACGTTTGCAACGGGATGAAATGCTCGATTAACCACTGTTGCCCAACTGTTTTATACCGTGTGTTAGTAGCTGGGCATTTTTATCGAATTTTAATTTTAAAAACTAAATAATTTATGACAACAAAAGAACAAGTATTACAGAATTGCACGATAGAAGGCAATGTAGTTAAATTACCAAGTGAGCAACTGGATAGAAAACTTTACCAAGAAGTTGCAAAAGCATTAGAGTTGATAGGTGGTAAATGGAAAGGTGGCAAAGTGTTTGGATTTGTTTTTGCAACCGACCCAACCGACTTGCTGGAAGAAATTGCCAACGGTGAAAAACGAAACCTTAAAAAAGAATTTCAATTTTTTGCTACACCTGAAAAACTTGCTGATGAATTGGTTTATTTGGCTGATTTAAAACAACACGATACTATTTTAGAACCAAGTGCAGGGCAGGGAGCAATTATAAAAGCAATAAACAAAGTTTGTGATTGTGTACCTGATTGCTTTGAATTAATGGATGTAAACACCATAATTTTAAACAAAAGCGGATTAAAATTTAATTTGATTGGCGATGACTTTTTAAAACACAACGGTAAAACTTATACTAAAATAATTGCAAACCCTCCATTTACGAAAAACCAAGATATTGACCACTTAAAAGAAATGTATGAGTGCCTTTCTCGTGGTGGTAGATTGGTTTGTATTACTTCGGAGAGTTGGGTAAATGGAAGCCAAAAAAAGCAAGTTGAATTTAAAAACTGGCTCGATGAAATTGAAGCGGAAGTAATCGACATTGAAAAAGGAGCTTTCAAAGAAAGTGGAACGGCTGTTGGTGGTAAAATCGTAATCATTAACAAAGAACTCTAATTTTCAAGTTTGGCACGGACGTTCATTCGGAGCGTCTTTGCCTTGCTACTAACATATTGATAACAACTATTCACAAATGTGAAATTAATTTATACTTAAATGATTGCACAGGAAAAATTAAATAATATTCATAAGTTAAAACTTGAAGAAGTGCTTCAAATATTTCACGAATGCGAAGAAGCGTTGGGAATAATTGATTTAGATGAAGCAAGTAAAGTATTGTGCAAATCTAAACGTCGCATATATCAGTTAATGACTGATAAAAATAGTATAGAAATAGGAATTCATAAATTCCCTTGTATTAATCTTCTAATAAAATAATATGCCAAAACAAGAAACAATAAACCTCCGTGTAGATCGGGAAGTAAAAGAAGAAATTTACTCTTTTGCTAAACTCAAAAAAAAGAGTCTCTCTGATTATATTAGCTCAGAAATAATAGAAAAATTAAGAGACAATTTTATTAAATGCCCGAAATGCGAATCACCCGTCTTAGACAAAAGAGACTCCTTTTTAACCGGGAAAGTAAATATTATATGCCCAGGGTGTAAAGAGAAATTTAGTGTAAATTTTTAGCTATGAAAAAATACGATTATTTTCATTTTTATTTTTGGGGTAAATGTTTAAAAATGTGGAAAGTAAAAATAATTAAAATGAATGATCCATTAATTAGAGAATTCCAAATTCAAATAGGACCATTCCAATTAATATGGACAGATTTTCCTTTTTAAAAAAATAGTTAAAAACTATTGCTTTTTGTTTATTTATGTTTATATTTGTGTAAAGAATTTAAGTATGAAAAAAAACATAATAAACATTGACGAGCTTGGCAATATCGCTAAGTACCTTGAGAAAAAAGACCGGGCCGCAGTAGCGAAAGAATTTAATGTTAACAAATCTACTATTTCCCATATCCTGGAAGGTCGGTTTGAAAATATTAAAATTAAAGCTCGCCTGGCTGAAATAGCAGTAGAAAATAAGAAACGTAAGGTTGAACTTAAAAAAAATCTGAAATGCTTGAACGAGCCCTCAACCAATCCGAAGTAACAGAAAGTACTTTTGGCAGATCATGTAACACTTGCGCTCATTCTTTTTATACTGTAGTCAAAGAAAATAAACTGAGACTTCAAATAAATAGATGTGCCGTTGGTGAAGATGTTTCAAAGACAGTTTACAACTGTTCTTATTGGCTGAAAGATACAAAAGATTACCGGGCCTTGATGTTAAAAACAATCCAAAAAATTAACCATGAAACTCTCGAAACAAAGTCCGCATCCTATTGATACCGTCGACGGGCATCCTGAATTCTATTGGAGTGTATGCCTTGGTATGACTACTTACAACGATGTAATAAGAGCAGTTACACTGAAAGGGAAATTCAGATCAAAAATAGACCTTCCTTTCGCTATCGGAAGAGAATTAACATCAGAAGATAAACACGTATACCTATGGAACTACTAGACAATATTTTGGATGGAGTATTTGTGGTTGTAATCGCTGCAATACTTTTTATCTCAGTGAGAATCTTACGTAACCTGGAGAAATATAAAAGCCATGATGAATTCAAGCAAAAGTATTAAGCGTAGTAAAGAGGCTATTGAAAGATTAAACGTTCTTGAAGGGAAGTTATCGATAGCTATAGAAAAGTGTAAAGAACTGAATAAAACGACTAAATTATGCCTACAGGAAATGAAATGATAGATTCAACTTTACCTGATTGGTTTAATGGAAGAACCAATGATGAGGTAATTGATTATTCAGAAGACTATGAACCGGAAGAAGAATTAAACGATAACAAATGAATATATTAACTTTAATACCCATTCTTTTGGCCCTGTTTTCAGTGGCAGCAATTATCTACTTTGCTTGTGTTTTTAATTCACATAACAAAGAGGATTCGAACCTTACAGATGATCACACTCAAATAAATTTATGATATGGAAAATAAAAATCAATTAGTTGTACTGTCTGAAAAACTATCGACAGTTGCAACAAAGCTCAACCAATCAGTTATGAACGTATTAGGACAAGACAAGATAATAGGTTTCGAAAAGGCTTATTTAGTGTCTAATGCGATAGCTGAATTAAAAGAGCTTTTAACTCCTGAATACATGAAGCCTATTTTAAACCTTCAGGGGAATAAACTTGGCTTTAAAACCGATAAAGATGCTTCAGGTGGATACAGTGAACCTGCCGTAAAAAATTGCCTTATTGAAGCTGTTTTGTTTGGATTACAACCTACCGGTAACCAGTTTAATATTATTGCTGGGAATATGTACGCAACAAAAGAAGGTATGGGATATTTACTATCTAAAATACCAGGTTTAAGGTATGACATTATTCCAGAATTACCACGAATTCAACCTCAATCGGCCGCCGTAGTTATGAACATTGAATGGACTATCAACGGCATTCATAATTCTAAAAAGATTGATATTCCTATTAAGGTTAATCAATACATGGGCGCAGATGCTATTTTGGGTAAAGCAACAAGAAAAGCCCGTAAATGGCTTTATGATACAATCACAGGTACGGAAATTCCCGAAGGAGATATTTCAGACACTGTTATTTTAACCCAAAAAACCGGTAACGAAAAAAAAGAGGATCTAAAGAAAGCCACCCAAACTAAAATTGATCTCCCATGATGCCACATAAATACCGGGATATGCCCCCGGATCGGTTCGAAGAAGTATTAAGTAATTTCCTGTTTGACTCTTGGAGTTTTTCAAAAGTAAGTGCTTTTTCAAGAAACGAGAAGGCATTTGAGATGTCTTACATTTACAATATGCCTTATAAAGAATCTGCTACTACGGTAGCAGGAAAGGCGTATCATAAAGCACTTGAATTCTTCTTTTCTGACTTACAACTTGGAGTCTCAAACGATATAGTTACACTTCAAGAAGTAGCATTTTCTGTTATTGATGAATTCCCGGCGGATAAATGGAAAATTCAAAAGACTACTCCTACTATTGAAGAGTGTAAATTAACAGCCAACAAACACACTCTCTCCCTTCTCGAAAATTTCTTCCAGGATATTCACGTTTACCTTTCAGACCTTCAATCAGTTTTAGGAGTCGAAGAGTATTATAACGAATTTGTGGTTATAAATGGCGTAGAGATTCCGCTTCCCTGCCATTGTGTTATTGACGAAAGGATTAAGACTAATGATAATAAACTGATTTTAATAGACCATAAATCCAAGTCAATATTTACCGACGAAAAAGATGTTAAATTTTCTATCGGCAAACAGGCTATTACTTATGTCAACGCTTACGAAGCAAAAACAGGTGAAACGGTAGATGAAGTCTGGTTTATTGAAAATAAAGTCTCAAAGAACAAAGATAAGTCTCCCCAGGTAATATGCAATAAAGTTGTAATTGATAAAGATACCCGGAGACTTTATGAAGCACTTCTTTACGAACCGTTAAAAAGGATGCTTGAGGCGATTTCTAACCCGGACTATGTTTATCTTATTAACGAGAATGATAACTTCGTGGATAAGGCTGAAATCTATGAATTTTGGGCAAAAACAATGATCGCCGAAATATCAGATTATAACATCCCGGAAAGTAAAAAAGAAATGATAGCCCGGAGACTGGCAAAGATAAGGGATGTTACTATTTCCTCTATCGATCCAAAGATTATTAAAAAATTCCGGGAAAATGCTTCCCAATTTATCCAATACGATTTAAGTAATAAAGATATGACTAAAGAACAGAAAATAGAACACACCTTACGCACATTAGGAATAACCGTAAACATCGCACAAACATTTAGTGGTTATTCAAGTGACACCTTTCTTCTCGACGTTTCTGCCGGGACAAACCTGTCTTCAGTGTTTAGGTATAAACTCGACATAGCGAATGCGCTGTCAGTTTCAAATGTCAGGATAGCTAAGGATTTATTTGTTTATCAGGGGAAGTCTTATATAGCTGTTGAAGCTTCAAAAACGAGGGAAATGAATTTACTTTTTGATCCCGGCCAATTGGAGGGATTTAAAATACCTCTTGGATTTGATAATTTTGGACAAAAAGTAATTTGGGATACTTTAAATCCTTCTACACCTCATGTCTTAATTTGCGGCTCGACAGGATCCGGTAAATCAGTTTGCCTTATCTCAATAATTGAGTATGCAAAGTTGGCCGGGTTTGATTCTATCGAGATATTTGACCCTAAACACGAGTTTCTTTCTTTCAGAGGAAAAGGAGTTTCTGTTTATAACGATATTGAAGATATAGAAACCGTAATGGAAACACTTGTCGAAGAAATGAATAATCTTGTAAGGTCTCAAAGAACAAGGAAAACATTAATAATCTTTGACGAGTTTGCAGACGCTATGACACAAGCTAAAAGCGGAAGTGAATTAAACGTTTACCAAGACGTTATTGTAGGAGCTTTTAAAGATGGCAGACCAAAAGTTAAAAGGGAACTTTACTTAACAAAAAAATCTCTCGAAGAAAATCTCAGGATTCTACTGCAAAAAGGACGTTCAAGCGGCTTTAGAATTGTGGCTGCTACTCAGAGGGCTTCTGTAAAGGTAATCACTGGAGATGCCAAAGTCAACTTCCCGGTTGCTATTTGCTTTCGTGTACCTAAAGAAATCGATTCAAAGGTTATCCTCGATGAACCAGGTGCAGAAAGTTTAGCCGGGAAAGGTGATGGATTAATTAAATCCCCTCAGTACGGAGAAATAAAAAGATTTCAATGTTTTTATAAACCATAATCGTTTTTGGATTTGTTGGGATTCCTCGTCTCCTGTGATAGGCCACGGGGAATATTTTAAAAAATTAAAAATTGTAAAATGGAATTAATTATGCCTTTCAATATAGTCTATAATGAAGATTGTAATATAGGAATGAAACAATATCCCGATAAATATTTTGACTTGGCGATTGTAGATCCTCCGTATGGAATTAATGCAGCAAATATGCAAATGGGGTCCGCTCCGAATAGAAAGGGAAACGGACAATACCCAGGAGAAAGCACAGCCGTTAAACTTAAAAAAGGTAGATTAAATGGAGGTTCAGGCAAATTAAAAAATAGAGCTTTAAATATAATGGATTGTAATTGGGATTATGAAAAGCCATCTGCAGATTATTTTAAAGAATTATTTCGTATTTCTAAAAATCAAATTATTTGGGGTGGAAATTATTTTGATCTTCCCCCAACAAGATGTATTATTTGTTGGGATAAAATGCAGCCATGGGATAATTTTTCACAATGGGAAATGGCCTGGACTTCGTTTGATAAACCTGCTAAAATGTACCGAATTTCAAATACTGGTGGCGCAAATGCAGAAACTAAAATACATCCAACTCAAAAACCAGTTGCTTTATATGACAATATTTATAGGGATTTTACAACTGAAGGAATGAAAGTTATTGATACTCATATAGGAAGCGGATCAAATAGGATCGCTGCCGAAAAAGCAAAGATAAATTTTATTGGTTATGAAATAGGATTATTTTATTTTAATGGTCAAGAATTAAGGTATAAAATTCATTGTATGCAAAAACGCTTATTTTAAATGTATGAAAAATAAAGCTCTTGAATATAAAATAGTCTTCTGGGGATATATCGGAATAATAATCATTTTAATAACTTTACTATGGTAAATTCAAACTCACTTAACGTAAACCAAGGAATAGAGGCTAATGTTAAAGACAGAGACTCAGCCAGAAGAAAAGCAAAGGACCGGTCAGATAATTACTCCATAAAGCTGAAAAATGCAAAAGGAGAAGATTATAAGGTAGTTTACTATTTTAGTTGAATATTAGCTTAAATTTGGCACCAAGCTCAAACAAGGTTAAACGATCACCCTTAACCTCGACTAACTTACTTGCTAAGGCAATAAACTCACAAAAACCACTTTAAAATGAAACAGACAAATGAAAAAGTATATCGTTGCGATTACTGTAATAAGGCGATAATATCTAAAGGGTTTATGGTTTTTCATGAAAAATGGTGTAAATTAAACCCTTCAAATCATCATAAATGCTTTGAATTTTGCGAAAATTTAGTCCGGACGAGTATTCGAAGTGAGGATGAAGATGGCTATTTAATTCCTGACAAGTACGAATTTACTTGCACCGCGAAAAACATAGGACTATATTCTTACAAACTTGAAAAGAAATTTCAAAAACATCCTGAAATATTAAAGGATCGAATTAAAGGTTTAGAAAGGATGCCAGATGAATGCGATAATTACGAAGGCCGAAATACCATTATTGAAGATTTTGATAATAAATAGTTAACCAACTAAAAAATTTAACCATGAAATTCCTCAAAACAATCAAAACCGAATGGGATGCAACTGATAAGATCGGATGCCTCGCCTGTATTATTATAGCGACATTAGCAATAACATTACTCGTTGCAATAATAATTATGACTATTAGGCTTATTT